CATCTCTCCGAAATCTTTTTTGATAGGTAAAGCTATTTTAAGTTGTCGTTGATCAAAATATCTTTTGAGTCTAGAGTAGATTTTATCTGCGCCAATATTTCCTGCCATATTTTTATTTGAATCATTGTTTAAGCTGATATATATTTTTTTAATATCTAATTTAAGCATCTGATTTAATATGGGTAGACTAAGACTAGTACCGAAAGTAACTAAAACATTTTTAATGTCGTTTTGCCATAAATTTAACATATCTCCTACGCTCTCTACCAGAATAACTTCTCTTTGCTCTTGTAATATAGAATGATTTAAAAACAATGGATATAAAAAATCACTCTTCTCTCCAAGGTGCTTCCATTTTATCTTAGAGATATTTGTAACATCTCTACCAGAAAATCCTATAATATTATTCTTCAAATTGAAAATAGGAAAAACATATCTATTTTTCATTTTGCCAGCTTTAGCTACACCACCTTTAAACTGAGATATAGTTTCTTGAGTTATATTCCTATTCATCCAGTAGTCATGACTAACCTCTAACCTATCTAAAATAGATATATCAAAATTTTTTGTAGATTTAATTAAAGGCTTTTCTACATTAGTAGGAAGTTGGGATATGAAATTTTTATTTTTAAGCCATTGTTTAGCTTCATCAACACCATCTAATTTTAGGGTAAGCTTAACTAAAGAATTTAAATCGCCACTTATGTTCTGTTTAAAGTCAAACCAATTACCGCTATTTTTTTCTATTTTTAATACTGTGTCGTTATCACTATCTCTATATAAAGGTCTTGCACGATACTCTTTACCATGGTCTTTCAATTTATATCCTAAGTCCGTAAGGACTTGAAAGACGTTTAATTCTTCCATTCTAATGCCTCTGCTATTACTGGAAAATTATCTATGAATATTTTTTTACATTCATCAGCAATTAATCGATGTTCTTTTTGAGTATTTTCTTGAGTCCTTAATTCAATATAATGAATCCAACTTCTTAAAGAGCCTTTCATATACATGGTTGTTTGAGTTGTCAAAGGTAAAACCATTCTTGCTACTTCTTTAGCTATGCCATTATCGATCATGGTTTGATAACAATGCTCCGATAAAGAAAGAGTTTCTGCTAATAGACCATTTAAATTATTATATTCTGGATGATTTTTGGGTAAAAGATCTTCTCCAACCTGTCGATTCTTACTTCCTTGAAGTCTTAATTCTACATCTTCGTAATCGGTTGCTTCGCTATATCTTTGCGAGAATTCCTGAAAATTAAATGATCTATGTCTTAAAATTTGAGCTGCTATAGCTCTACTAGTTTTAATTTCAATAGCCATATCTACCATCTCAAATGGACTCCAATGCTTGTGCTTAATAAGAAAGGCTAACAGCTTAGGCGCAGTTTCTTTATTGAATTGATTTGAAGGGTTACTAACTCTAGCGTAATAAGCTACTAGATGTTCTGCTTTTTCTATTCCTGTTATTTGTGGAGCTGTAGTAGATATTACTTTTACATTCACAATATTTCTCCATCATTTTGATTAGAATCATCAAGTTCGTAACGCTCTCTTTGAGAAGCAGATACATCGTTCAAAGAACCGCGCTCTTCAATATTAAAATTTTCTACTTGATAATTCAAGTAATTCTGCGCCCATGTTTCTTTACCAGTACAATCTAATCTTCTAACTAAATCTTGGTGACCAGCAGCATCTTTACCTTGAAATCTAGTTTTTGTTGGTATTAATTTATGCGTACCAAATGCTTGACCATCTAGAGCAAGCTCATCTAAAGTTTTTCTTCTAAAGATCGCTACAAAAGAAGCAAACCATTGAAGTCTGTCTGATAAAGAGATTACTGAGCTATCATCAACTACCTCTGAGCCTTTTCTATTAAAGCTTTCTCCAGTTCTATTTAATTGCATCGCAGTAATAACTGGGCATTGAATTTCTTCCGATATTCTTTTAAGTTTATCAATTTTATCTCCAATAGCTTGATGCTCTGCCCAATTTTGACCGACCTTTTCTCCAGTTAATTTTATATAATCATAAGCGATCATGGCTTGATTTCCTCTGCCGACTTTTGAAAGATACCATCTACGGATAATAGAACAAATTTGATCTATGTTTTTATTGCCAACATGATAATGAAAATATTCATACTTCTTTACTTTGCTCCAAGCTTCTCTTACTTTTTTTGTCATTTCCTCATTTTTGCGCCAGTTACCAGTTTCAAGATACCAAACTGGTACACCACTCAAAGATGCAACCATTCTTAATTGAATATCTACGGTTTGCATTTCAGTGTCCAAGATCAAAGTCTTTGTTTTATTCTTAGGGTTAATGGCTGTTTTAAAACAAATATCATTCAAAAATGAACTTTTTCCTTGTCCAGGTCTACTAGCGATAGCATAAATATTACCATTTTTTAAACCACCATACATTCTATTAAATTCTGAATATGGTGTGATCAATCCAGTTTCATCTTTAGGGGAGTTTCCTCTTTCTTCAATAAGGTCTTCTACTCCTTCAAAAATATTAATTGGTATATCATTTTCTGAATAAGATGATATTTTTTTGTTATATATACCATCTATCTTACCAATGATCTCATCCAATGAATCTTCTGCATTTTTAGTAACATACTCTTTAAGGTTATCTGCTGTTTGGCAAAGCTCTCTTCGAACTCTAAATTTAATTAATTCTTTGCAGGCTGTCATGGTAGCTTCTTCTGTGATCTGAGAAAAGGTTAAATTGTCTATATAATCAAAAATATTAATTTCATCTTTAAAAGATATACCTAAATTCTTTATCTTTTCGGCCAATAAGACTTTATCTACGTTTTCGCCTTTATATTTGATATTCTTAAATACTGAATAAATAGTAGAATGAACATCATTAAAAAAGTCATTTTCTGATAAAAATACATCAATATCAGCGAATAGATCTTGATATTTTAATAAGCCGCTAAGAACATGTCGCTCTACTTGTAGGGAGTAAATCATTCAATATATATGATACCAAACTAAAAATCAAAAGTCAAGTTTTAACTATCCTCGTCATTATCTTCATCTAGCTTTTCGTTATTTCTATTAATTAAATCTGTGGTAGCTTCGAAATTTAATTGATCAACACTTTGACCCCATGTATTTAAATAATATAAAAGTGCCATAGCATTTATTTGATTATCAAATTTTGTATATACTTGAGGCTCACCTTTTGCTGAGAAATTAAATAAAATATATCCACCGTAACTGCACTCGTCAATCTGTTTTAATAAAGATTCTGGGAAGTTGAATTTCTTCTTATTAGTCACTATAAAGTTTTACACTTAAATAATAAGTACGCCGCATTTTTCTTCTATATATTGTGGTGATAAAGTTTTAAGGTCGTTTTCATACAATTCTATAAATTTAAATCCATTCATATCTATCCATTTTTCTTTTTTAACATCTCTCTTTATACTTTCAAGATATTTTAATCTTGAGTTATCATGAAAAAATTTATTAAAGGATTCATGTTGAGAACCTTGTATCTCTACGGCTATCTTTTTTGTTGCATTTAATAAATCTATCTTAAGCATGCTACCATAAACAGGGAACTCTTCATAAACTATATGATTTTTCCAATAAGGATAAAAGAATTTTTTAAAATTATATTGAAGTTTGCTTCTGCTTTTAGCTTCCCAATTAATTAAGTATCTTCTAACATTTTTATTAACGAGTTTTCCGTTAACGTTTAAAAGCCTCATAGTGCCAAGGTATTAATGAATTTATTATAAAAATAATCTACAATAGGTCTATTATCTTCTAAGTAAGATCTAAGATTATCTACTCCTTGATGCTGTTTTTTTAATTCTAAATTTTCTTTTTTAAGTTCTTCTATAATTTCATCTGTGAAAGTAACCCATGCTCCTTTAGCAGATGCAAACTCCCAAGAAAGAATTTGATCAATAATTTCGTACTCTCTCCATACTGAAGAACCGTCTTTCCTTCCGTACTTAATAGGATATTGAACTTTTGAATTTGTAGTTTCATTAGTTGATTTTTTGATAACAATTTTAACGTTATGCCCAATTATCTTGTTTTTAACTTGATCGTATCTTTCATTTGGTTTTTCGAGTATAAGATCTTTGCCAAACTTTGGTTCAAATTCAAGAATCCAATTAGCAAAATGCAAAAGAGCGTTTCCACCAGTTGCGGTAGTTTGTCGGATATCTTTATTGGCAGCATATGGATCGAGTTTAATATCTGAACGGACTTGGCTAATGAATATAGCCATATGCCCACGCTTAGAAAGAGCCAACGATATTCTTTTCATAAGCATTGAGGATATTACTGCGCCACCTGCAACTTTTGTTGCCTCTGTCATGCTTTTAAGACTATCTCCTTTAGTCATTAATCCGTCAACCGAATCCAACACGAACATATATCTTTTGCCTTCATCATTATTCTGAATGAGGTCTTTCATAAGCTCAGAAACTGTTTCGAAAATATTACATTCAAAAACAAAGCATGTACCGTCTTCCCATTCCTCGGCAGAAGTTACGAATTTTATTCCAGACCTTTCTTTGATTTCTTTACTTAATCTTCCTTCTGCTTTGAATAAAAGAGCTTTAGAATCTTTTACTGTTTTAAGGAAATTCTTCATAACCTCTAATGCTTCTGAAGTTTTTCCACCCTCATTCATTCCAATAAACCTATGTAATCCTGGACATAAGCCTCCGCTTGTTGCAATATCTAAATTTAAACTTCCAGTAGATACTTTGTAATAAATCTCTTCTTCATAATTATAATGATCATCTTTATTTTCTTTTAAAAATGAAGATAATCTACTCTTTGCGCTAGGTCCAGTATCTTGTACTGGCTCTTGATCTTTAGGTTTTCTTCCCATAGTTTATAAAGTCTAACAGACTTTTAGGTTTTTTGCAAACTTTTTTATCTTCTCCAATTTTTATTTCTTGTATTTCGAATTTAATTGGCTTATCTAGATCTAAATTATCTTTGATTTTTTCCATAGCTATAAATTTCTTACCATCTTCTGTTAAAAAGAATGCTAGGCTAGGTAAATTAGCAGACTTAAGCCCATTCCAAAAAGAATACCCTTTATAGGTTTTAATTAATTTTTGAGCTATTTTAATTTCTCTTGGCCAGTCTACTTTTTGATTAATGTATTTTTTTATTATGAATTGGCACAGTTTATGAGGTGTCATTATAATAGTTTACTTATTCCTTGATAAATGTCAATATCTTTTTTAAATCCTAGATTATTTACGTCAGGCATTAAGTTTAAATTTGCGAATAGAATCTTCCATGCTAATGAAAATATTTGGTAATTCAAGATCTAATTGTTTGATTTTTTCTGTTGAAAGAACACAATTACTTCGAGCAACTTTAAAACCTATATCTTCTTGTTCTAAAAATTTCCAATTATTATTTTTTAACTTGTATTTTTTTAATATATCTACGATTTCTTTAGCTGTAGCAGATCCTTGGTTTGTTACGTTATATATCCCATAGCTTGGTGCGATTTTCAAACTAATAAATTTATAAATAAATTCATTGAGATCATCAATATTTGTTAGGCTATTTCTATAACTTATAAGACTATCATATTTAAGAATTTTGTTTATATAATTACGATCCGAAGATTTTTCAGAAAAGGGCATTCTTATTCTAAAAATATACGATTTTGTACCTTTCAAAGATAGCTCACAAGCATGTTTAGTTTTGCTATAGAAGCTACTATTCTGATTATATATCCCAAAATTAGGTTCATCTTCTTCACTATAATCTTTTTCATGTCCAGTGTATACGCATCCACTACTAATATGAATAATTGGTATATTTAAATGCATTGCCGCTTCGGTTAAAAGAATTGGAAGCTTTACATTATACAACCAACATATTTCCTTATTATTTTCACACCCTTCTACATTTGGTCTGCCAGTATATCCAGCACAATTCACAATATAATCTATTTTTTTATCTTTTAAATATTCTTGTAAAACATTTAAATCTAAATAATTTAAATTTTTTTGTGAAAAGATTTGTACTTGAATATCTGATTTACATTTCAAATATTCATAAAAATTTAATCCAATATATCCTTTGCCGAGTAATAAAATTTTTTTCATATATGTAATTTTCTATTTATGAAATTTTGACATTTCATTTTCAAAGATAAACTAGATCCCATTTGACCATTTTTTCAATAAGTTTGTCGAATGAAATCTTTGGCTCCCAGTTCAATTCTTTTCTCGCTTTATTGGAATCTCCAAGTAGAAGTTCTACTTCGGCTGGTCTATAAAATTTTGGATTAATCTGAATTAATACTTTTTTATCATTAGATAAATACACTTCGTGTTCCTTCTCTCCTATCCACTCTCCATCGATTCCAGCACATGCAAAAGCTTTTTCCGCAAACTCTTTAATTGTATGAGTTTCATTAGATGACAAAATATATTCTTTTGGTGTTCCATCATAATTTGAATTATATTTATCTTGATTTAAGATCATCCAAACTCCTTCTATAAAATCTTCTGCATCACTCCAATCTCGTTTAGCTTCAATATTTCCTAATTCAAGTGGTTGAAATTCTTCTTTACTTTTGATTGCTCTATGAATTCGAGCTACATTTTTTGTAATTTTTCTAGTAACAAATTCTTCGCCTCTCCTTGTTCCCTCATGATTGAATAACCATCCTTGAATAGCGTAAATATTATAAGATTCTCTATACACTTTTACCAATTGCCTAGAAGCCGCTTTACTTGCTCCATATGGACTTCTTGGTTTTAATGGGTGATTTTCATCTTGAGGGGTATATTGTACATTTCCAAATTCTTCACTTGATCCAGCTTGATAAAGCCTACAAGATGGTTTGTAAAGCCTTATTGCTTCTAAAATATCAAGTACAGCGGTAGAATTAGTTTGCCAAGTTTGACGAGCAAAATCCCAGCTACTTGCAACGAAACTTTGCGCAGCAAAATTAATAAAATAATCTGGTTGTAGTTTTTCTACAGTTCGAGATATTGCATGAGAATCTGTTAGATCAAAATTAATGA